GTCAATTTCGGATGCATAGTATGTTTCTACATCCACATTCATTTCGCGCAAAGCGATTTGACCAACCGACATACCATCAAACAGAGATAATACTTTAATACCCATTTATGTTTTTCCTTATGTTTCAAGTTCCAATATAATACCATACTAGGTTGTCACGGCTTCCACAACCAGTTTCTTGCCAAAAACAAATGTAGTTTTCATTTTTTGAGTTTTACCTAAAATATTGTCGCATATAAAGTTGCGGGCATAGTCTGGGCTAATCATAGACCTTTCTTCGCTACACAACCCTGCCGTTCCGCTACCCTTGGCGGCTTCTTTCCGCTTGCCACAAACCACATTCTTAATCTTATCGGGGGGTGTCGGTTGCTTCGTGTAGCCGTGGGTAGGTTTACAATTAAAGAACCAGTATGCCGTGGGCTTTTGGAAATAATCGCCCCTTTGAGTCCTATCGTTGTCAATAAGGTCGGGATGCTTCACAAAATTCCCCTGCTTAAAATAATGTTGCATAGCATAAGGGTTCTCAAGAATCATACGGAGACCCCTAGACATCACGATATGGATGAGCTTGAGCAACTTGTCATAGAAGATGTAGCGATTCTTCGCACGTTCTATAATCTTCGTAGTCTTTTCTACATCCGTCAAGGTTCGGTAATTGTTATGGGACCAAGCGAATGCGGTCATTGACATACATTCAAAATAGATGCAGGGAAAGAATGCCATCAACAAGTCATCCTTGGTAAAAGAATCAAAGATGCTCGGTTCTCCAGCATAGGCTTTCTCAATCTCAACAAAAAGGTCATCCGTGTGGTCGGTCTGCCCAAAGTTATTTTGAATATCCCAATCTTCTGCGGAATAACCCAACTTAATGAATTGTTGCTTGAAAGTACCACTTTGCTCAAAAAGGCAATGTACCTTACCAGTAATATCCATACTTACTACTCCTATTATCGTCTGCCACGGCTACCAGTTCGTCTGCCCGAAGACCTAGCCGGCATATCATCATCTTCGTTAGTGTATTCTTCTTCTCTGCCCATATCAACGGCAGAGAGCAACTTACAATCAAGGTAAGGTCTGCCGATAGCAAGACAACTTGTACACACAACTTGGTCATTGACCGGTGCGCCATCACGATTAGTATTGCAAGCCAAACGAACGATGCCCCTATCTTTTTCTTCGGGTGTGTGGTTAATCGTAATCATCTTTGTGACATGGGCAACCTTACGGATGTCTTCGGAAACAGTATTTTCGGTTGCATCCTTTGAGCCACCAACAGTCTCACGACCGGTCTGCGACACCGTAGCCACGATGCCCTTAATCTTACTTGCAAGACCACGGAGCGAAATCCAAGTTCGGTTAATCTTATCGCGTTCGTCATTGCCGCTACCCAAGTCCATAATATCGGCATAGTCCACGACAATGACATTCGGTACGAATGCTTCGTACACTTCCATATCTTTGAGTTCCGCTTCCAATCCACGGACGGACAATGTTCTTGACGGATAAGTAATAACTTGCAAATCGCCAGTGCGAGATACCCTGCGGATAGTTTGTTGCAGTTGGGCAATATCTCCGGGGTCGGTCTCAACCTTTTCGGATTGATAACGATTATCCACGATACGGAACTTTTCGCCATCGCCCATATCTTCAAATTCGGGCCAAGCAACTTCTTCGCCATATCGGGATTTTCCGTTAATCATCTGCCAGAATCGTCTTACCGTCTGGGGTTCGGACATTTCAAGGCTAACAAATAGAACTTTACAACCCTGCAAAGCCGCTTGCACGGCAAAGGTCATCAACCACCAAGTCTTACCACTTTTCGGGGGTCCAATGAATGCAATGAAATCTTCACGGATAAACGGCCCAATAATCCTACCAAGTTCTCCCGGCATCGTGAAGATTTCTTCATCGTTATTCTCAAATGCCTGCGAAATAATGGAGGCATCACGGAACATATCGACCTTGGTAGATTTCTTCACATCGGGCTTGACATAATCCGCTACGGCGTGTTCGCCAGCGGACACATCCCCCATTTGGACGGCTCGGTTCAACTTCTCGGAGAGCAAAGCCAAGGCACGCAAGCGGAAATACTTGAGAGCCATATCCATAGAATAGGCAATGTTGGATGGCAACCATTCATCGGAGCAAGACGATAAGAATGTGTACACCATATCGGCATCGGCTTCTTTGAGTTCGGAAGCCCTTTGCCGGTAAATGTCCGTGATGGCTTGTCCGGGGGCATCCCCAGTTCGGGAGAAAAACTCCCAAACCCAAGTCGCAACAATACGGCTCATTGTGGATTCAAACATTGATGGGTCACCAGCCTTAAAGCATTTAGCCAAAAGGGGTGTACTCATAATCAAGTTAGAGAGAACTCGTCTCTCAACACTCATTTCTACTTTTTCACGATGCAACATAAGCAAATATCAATATAAGTACAACCTAGTATGTCTTCATACCACGGCGTTCAAGGATTTCAGTTATAAGGTCTGTGCCAGCCGTTTCCTTGCCGTCCATAATGCTATCAAGCATCTTTGCACGGCTATCAAGAACTTCCATAGCGTCCATATCAATAGTTCCGGGAGCTACAAGATAATAAGCCGTCACGGGCTTTGTTTGACCCCCACGATGGAGTCGGTCGATGGCTTGGCGATGGTAATTTGGTGTATGGGCGAACTCTGCGAAAGCCACATTAGATGCCACATCTTGAAGACCATCAATACCCACACCACCTGCCTGGATATTCGCAACCATCAAACGGCAACTTCGGGTATTGATGAACTTGTCAATGGCTTCTTGTCGTTCGGTAGGAGTCATACCACCATACAACTTTGACGGATTCCATTGGTAAAGATTCTTGCAGAGCAAATCCACGACATCTCTATGCCACGCAAAAAGAAGCAACTTCGGGCCACTCCCCAAGAAATCATCAAGCCAATCATACATAGCCTTTTCCTTGAGCAAGAAAGCCGTTCGCAAGAGCTTTGCGACTCTTGCCCTTGGCGAGTCATCCCCAGAGTAAGTAGTACCCCCAGAGAATGCTTCTTTTTCTTCTTGCAAGTATTCTTGCATTGCTTTCTTGTCCACTTCAAGCGGAACGGCTTCCACGGTTTTTGGTGGTAAGTCTTTCATCACTTCATCCTTGGTTCTGCGGAGCATACAACCAACCAAGAGTTCATGGAGTTCTTCAACATTGGATGCACCATCCCAAGTCTTATTTCCGTGGTCATTTTCTTGGGGGTCACAATAGCGATACAAAAAGCGATACCGATTATTGAAATGCTTCGGTTCTACGATGCTCAATAACGGCCAGAATTGCTTTGGCTTGGACATCGCGGGAGTACCACTCATACCGATAACATGGGGTACAATTTCGGACAAAGCCTTAAATGCGATAGACCTATTAGAATCGGGGTTTCCAATGGCTTGGACTTCATCGCCTACAAGAAGACGAAAACCTACCCTAGTCAAGGGGCCATCGGCAACGAAATGATATTCTTCCGTTTGGGGGTCTTTTTTATAATGCCCAACCCATTCTGCCAAAATATCCCAGTTGATAATGTAGCACCGGTCTTTAGACAATTCGTAAGGTGTCTTTCCATACAAGATAGTCACATCGGGATAATGCTTCTTTGTTGAGCCAACCCATCTGCGGTATGCACTTTGCCATTGCAGTTTTGTAGGAGCATTGACCACGAACAATGCAGGGTATGCATTGGCATACACCATCCAAGCAAGCGATTGAACGGTCTTACCGGTGCCCATATCATCGCCCAAGGCAACACGACCATGACGATGTTGAGCGAACTTCAAGAAATCCACTTGGTATGGGCGAAGACCCGGAATAATAGTTCCTTCGGGGTCAAGTTGAATCTTGTCAATCAATGCCTTTTGCTTGATTCGGGGGTCGGGCTTCGGCTTGTCTTCATCCCCTGCAACTGGTTCGGGCCAACCCGATTGCTTGAGCCAAGTTTGGGTACTCAAGTTCCACGGCAATTCCCACTTTTTTGAAGCGGCATTATATTCACGATTCGGAAATTTTCGGATGACTTCAAGTATCTTTTTCCAATCACTTGTAGCCCTAGTAGTCCAGTGAATTTCAACTTTCTTGCGTCCCGGACGGAAAGCAATAAAATACTTGCTACCCGGTATGGGGTCTAGCGGAGGGGGCAATTCAGCCCGATGTTGCGAAAAAATATCAAAACCCATTTAATTTACCTATACATAGGAATTTCAACGCCACGATTAGATTTCGCCCATTGAGCGAATCTAAACCACATATTAGAGCCGGGATAGATGAACTTTGCCGGCAAAGCACGCCCACTACAAGAAGCGTTCCAATCCTTTACAAGAGTCATAGCCATCCCTAAATCGGCAAGCCTAACCTTGTTCTGGGGGTACTTGAGTAAATCTACCCTGCTATCCTTATACCAATCAACAAACTTCTTGACACCATCCCAATAGGAATCCATAGAACCTTTCGGCAAGCTCCGCAAGTAATCGGATTGCTTGATGGCTTCTTCTGCAATCTTCACACAAGAATCCGGCAAAATAGACTTGAGAGCCTTTGATTTTTCAATCTCCCACAATACTTCGCAGAACGGAGACCATTCAGTACCCGCTTTAGTCGTGGACACGATAAAGGAAAGCAAAGACCGTCTAGGAATCTTACCCTTTTCAAGAGACGGCCACCAAAAGCCGCCATTGCTAAATGAATCCGCTACATAGTCAAGACACTTTTCGATAGTCTCCAAGACGGTGGGTATATCTTTAAACCGATTCTTAACTATCGTGGGTCCACCACCTTTTTCTTTGGTCTTTGTGAGCCACGTCCTATCCCATCGGTGGCTATCGTGATAAAGGTTGGATGACAACCATATAATTTCCCTGCAAGTAGTCTCCCACACCTTGCTATCCGTCCTAGTTGCAGATA